GTAAGCGGTGAAATGCTCATCAGGTGGGACGGTGGCAGGGGGATTTTAGGCGACACTAAATTAGACAGATACACAGAATACGACGTAAACGTTTGGGTTATCGGTCACAAGATCGTTAAAGTAGATATCGCAGACGATTCAAGCCTGAGCCGGAATTACTATTCATCGAGTTATGACACTGTCCCTGGTTCACTCTGGGGCAATTCAATTCCTGAGATCATGAGTGATATACAGGACGTATGTAACGGTTGTGCAAGGGCATTAGTTAATAACATGGCGATAGCTTCCGGGCCGCAAGTTGGAATCAACGTGGACAAGATACCAGCAGGTGAAGTAGTCACGGCAATGCACCCCTGGAAATACTGGCAGTTCAATGGCGATATGAGTGGAGCTATAACGTTTTTCAATCCTCCAAGCCATGCTGAAGAGTTGATGCGTATCTATGAGTATTTTTCATCCAAGGCGGATGAGTACACCGGGATTCCTGCTTTTGCTTACGGTCAGTCAGACGCCAGAGGGGCTGGAGCAACGGCATCAGGGCTATCAATGCTGATGTCAAGCGCGTCAAACGGGATCAAGGCGGTTATTGGCAACATAGACAGGAGTATTGAGCGTGCTATCCGCACCATGTACAATTTTAACATGTCGCACTCTAACGATGATTCAATTAAAGGTGACGCTCAGATCGTATCCATGGGCGCAAAATCGCTCATGGTGAAAGAGCAGATGCAACAGAAGCGGATGGAGTTCATGCAAGCTACACTTAACCCTGTTGATATGCAGATTCTAGGTGAAACAGGCAGGGCGGAGTTATTGAGAGAGTCTGCGAAGGCGTTGGATTTACCGCATAATCTCATTCCAGATGATGAAGATATCCATGCTAGAGTTCAGGCTCAGCAAGCAAAAGACAGCAATGCGGCTAAATGAGCAACAGCAGGGCGCAGTTCGCGGCCTGAAACAGAATAATCAATTCACAGTTTTTATTGAGGCTATCGAAACCGAATATCAGCAGGCTATAAAATGCCTGATTGTCTCGGACAAGGATAGTTTTCAGCGGCAGCAAGGCGTTGTATCAGCACTAAAGAAGCTGTTAGAGCAAGTATCTGCCGTAAAATAGTTTAACCAATACCCTCCATGGGCGAGGGCTGGTTTTGGGATGCGATAAGCGTCCTTTTCTTTATGCCCAAATACATGTGAATACCGGAATGGCTCACAGGAGAACAAATGTCTATACACAGTCGATTAAAAGCTGAAGCAGACGAAGCTGAAGCCGAAGTATTAGCCCTGAACACGGAAGAATCTGAAGATGTCAACGAGCCTGAAGAGGTTATTAATGAGCCTGAAGAGGTTATTAATGACCCTGAAGAGGCAACACAAGACTCATCCACTCAGGACGAAACCGAGGAAGAGGTCCCGGAAGAAACGGACTGGCAGAAAGAAGCCGAGCTGAATCAGCAGAGATACAATGTATTGCAAGGTAAGTTCAACGCTGAAGTCCCACGGTTGCAAGCAGAGAACCGAAGGCTTCAGTCGATGGTTGAGGATCGAGATAGCGGAGGCGATTATGAGACGCCGCCGGATGAATTTGAAGAAGATTTCCCCGACGTTGCACAGCGTATCAATCCACTGGATGAAAGATTGTCCAGGGTTGAGCAGGAGCAGTACGAATCAAATCTTGTTTCTTTAATCCCGAACTTGCAAGCGATCAATCAAGACCCGGCTTTTTTACAATGGCTTGGTGAAATTGATCCGTTCTCAGGCACGACGCGGCAGCAATCGCTAGACGCTGCCGCAGAGCAAAAGGACGCATACAGAATAGCTAAGATTTTCGACATGTGGCAGACAACGCAGCAGCCGAGGACGCCACCGAAACCGAACTTATCCAGAAAGCTAACACCACAAGGCACGGCAGGTAATATCCCGAAGGGGAAGCGCACCTATACCGAGCCGGAAGTGAAGAAATTTTACAAGGACGTTCGTTCCGGGAAATACAGAGGCAAAGAATCCGAAGCTGATGCAATCGAGCGAGACTTGTTTGCAGCAGAGGCGGAAGGCCGGATTATTTACTAGCCTAACGCCATATAACGATTCAAATCCGCTCGTTAATTCCTAACGAGAGGTAACAATTATGCCAGTAGGTGTATCAAATCCATCAGTTACCGGTGCGGCATTCCCGCAACTTTCCGGTAACACAGTACCAAATAGATTATGGGCGAAGAAGCTGGTAGCCAAGTTCTATGCCAGCACAGTGTTTGGAACGATTGCCAGCACTGATTACGAGGGTAAGTAATAATTGCCCTCATTAAATCGCGTGAATTGCTGGAACGTCCCGTCAAGTCACTGTCACCACAACGTAGCAAGTAATTGCAAGCGTGACGGTTTGAAAAGATAGTGAATAGGGAAAATCAGCAGCCAAGCCACCCAGGAATCGGCGGAAGGTTCAACGATCAGAAACGAATCCAGAACGGATAATAAGTTTCCACGAGTGCGCGATGCGTTGATATTGCATCAACGTAAAGATATGATCTGAACTTGCGGGAAACCGTAAGATATAGGGCATAAACAGCCTTATGGTAACACATTGGACATTAAAGCAATGGGTGACTCGGTAACGATTCGCACCACGCCAAACATCACCATCGCCAATTACACAAAGGGTATGACGCTACCTTTAGAAGCGCCACAGTCGGGCACGGTCAATCTAAACATTGACCAGGCCAAGTTTTTCAACTTTGTCACGGATGACATTGACAAACTCCAGAGTGATCTGGATTTTGTAAACGACTGGACACGCGATGCGGCGGAGCAGATGAAGATCGTTATGGATACGGAAATGCTTGCATATTTCGTAACCGGCGCGGATGCTGCCAATACCGGGATAACTGCCGGGGCTATCAGTGGAGCTATTGATCTAGGTTCCGCTGCCACGCCGCGAGTCATCACAAGCGCAAACGTGATTGATTACATTGTGGATCACGAAATCGTATTAGACGAGCAGAATGTTCCAGCGGAAGGTCGCTGGATGGTTCTACCTGCCCGTGCTTGTGGGCTAATCCAGACTTCGAGCATTCGGGATGCTTCCCTTTCGGGCGGCAATCGTTCTCTGCTTGAGAATGGTTATGTTGGTAAGATCGGTAAGTTTGAAATTTATAATTCCAACTTACTGCCTACCACCCAGAACGCAGGGCCTCCGGCAACGACTGACACAACCTGTATGGCTGGTCATAAGTCCGGCATTACGTTTGCAAGTCAGATGACAGACACTGAGACTATTCGTTCTCAGTCAACCTTCGGGTGGCTGGTTCGTGGTTTGAATGTGTATGGTCGTCAGACTGTGGACGGCAGGTATATCACGGTTGGTAACATCCGCATCTAAGAGCGGTTGACGGATTGGGGGGCTTCACGGCCTCCCTTTCTTTTTCAAATCAAGGAGTAAGCAAATGGCAAAGTGTGATAGACATAAGCTTCTAAGGAACAGAGATACCGGCGTTGTGTTTCATTATGAGCCTTACATGGCTTCGCTTCCGAACATGGAAGTTATTAAAGACAACCCGCCGGGAGAGAGTCTGAATAACATAGCATGGCATGAACTCAAGAAGAGGGTTGTAGCCCAAGGCGGCAAGTGGACGAATAAGAAAGATGCTATCGAATTTTTGAGTAGATAGTGTCATCTCTGTCCGCTTTTCGATTCCTTGTAGCTCCAGAGGTTCCGGGAGCGCCGAACCTGATTATTGACAATGCCGTACTGCTATCATGTAGGGATTTTTGCAAACAAACGCACCTGTGGCGATATGAGCATCCCGCCATTCCTGTCGTAAGTGGAACAGCGGATTACGAATTAGATGATCTGCCTTCTCAGTCGGAGGTTATCTGGGTTAATACGATAGGGCAGTCAACACATGACGTAGCTTCACAGCCGATTGATATCGTTAAGAAAGTGAACCCTGGATACCAGTCAAACACAGGGAGCGCGGCAGCTAATTTCACAATGATAGATTCACTAACAGTGCGATTAATGCCTATCCCTACCGCCGCCTCTGCAATAACCCCTGATGTAATTTTAAGACCGACGTTAGCTGCATCTTCAGTCTGGGATACATTATTTAATGAATGGGGCGAAGTTATTGCAGCGGGGGCGAAGGCCAGGCTCCAGATGCAGCCGGGGAAGAACTATTCAAATCCTGAATTTGCCATTGTAAATACCGGGATATACAAGAGCGGGATAACTGACGTAAGGCGGCGAATGAATAATGGCTTTACTATGTTTAACGATACTATCCAGGCGGGGAGTTCGTTTACATGATCCTTGCATCCAAGATCATAGGCGAAGCCAGGGTAAAACTGAACGATACTCAAACGGTAAAACGCTGGTCTGATTCTCAATTACTCAATGACTTGAATTACATTCAGAGATTTATAGCTACCAAAAATGATATTACAACTGACGTAACCGCATCTATGTCTATGGTTGCCGGGACAAGACAGACGATCCCCTCAGACGGGATCAACTTTGTGGCGTGTGACAGGAACACAGGAGGCAAGGCCGTAACGTCAGTGGATAAGAATGTTTTAGACACATTTAACCCCTCATGGCACACGGATACGCAGGTTTCCGCAGTGGATCACACTTGCACCGCAGGCAAAGAAGACAGGAAATATTTTTACGTCTACCCGCCTTCAGACGGTACCGGGAGTCTCGATGTGAGATACCAGCAATTGCCAGCCGATATAGCAGCCGTAGGAAACCCAATCACAATCTCAGACGAATATGAGAATGATTTACGTAACGGCTTGTTATGGCTGGCGTTCTCTGTCGACTCTGAAGTTGGAGATCAAAATCAAGCGGCACGGTATTATCAATTATTCACAAGCGGTTTAGGTATGCAGGAGAAGGTGAGCCAGCAGGTTTCGCCTAACTTGAATGCGCCGCCTGTAAGGACATAAAGGAGACAATAAGATGGCAGCAGGATCATGGGTTATACACGATAAAGCCAAGTTATATCTTGGCGATGGCACTATTGATATGGACCTTCACGCATTCAAAATCGCGTTATTCTTATCCACTTCCAATGTTGCCACTACATCAATAAACGGATTTGCTGCGGCAACTAATGAACACGCTGCCGCGAATGGATATGCCGCCGGGGGGGTGTCTTTATCGTCTCCGACATGGACTGAGGCAGCCGGGGTTGTAACTTTCGACAGTACCGACCCTGTCTTTACCGCATCAGGCGGGTCGATTGTAGCAAGATTCGCTGTTATTTATGACGATACAGTTACAACTCCTGTCGCCAAGCCAATTATAGCGCACTGCCTTTTGGACGTAACACCCGCCGATGTAACTGTAACGGACGGTAACTCATTGACAATTCAGATGAATAGCCTTGGTATTTTTACAGTAACGTAAGATGTTGAACTCTCGCCCGCTAAACAGCGAAAGCCTGAACGGGCTCGTATTAGGAATAGTTGCATCAGTCTCAATTGGGACCGTTTCCATCGCGGGGTATGCACCAAGCGTTTTAATTGCACCAAGCGTAATAGCCCCACTGACAGGGGCTATATCTGTTACAGGGCAACAGGCTTCACTTAATGAGGCTATACCAACACCCAACGGAACAATATCTATTACAGGGCATACGCCGAATTTAACCATATCCCATGTTGTCACGATACCAGCAGGCGCAGTCTCGGTAACTGGCTATCAGCCATCCCTCAAAGAGTCAGTACTGACACAGGACGGGGCGGTAACAATAACCAGTTACCCTCCTACGGTTATAGCAGCTGTTCCGCCAATATTGCCGTCGGTGGGGCTAGTTTCGGTTGCTGGATTAAGCCCAACAATATTAGTTACTTACTCGCCAGCCGCGCCCATCCAGATAAACATTCCTGATTACAGCATTGAGATAATCGTGCCTGATTACAGCATTGAGATAATCGTGCCGGATAACACAGTTGCGATATATAGCCCAGATAATCAGGTAGAGGTAACCTAATGTCTATTTCAAGAAAAGATAAGCAACCCAGAGATGTTATTGATAT